CAAGATATAGATTTGTCTGGTTATGCAATGGACCGTAAAACATTCTATCCTTATTCATCTTTTGAACAAAGAGGCGGCATTGTTTCAGGTTCGTTCGCGGCTACATTAACTTCGCAACCATATGTTGCTGAACTTACTATAATTTCATCTGTACCTTTGAATACAAATGATTTAGGAGCTGCAACTACTGTAGCACCTGGTTTTATTATTCCTGGCGGATATACTAATCAACAAGGTAGATTTAACAGAGATGTAATTGTGCACGGTGAAGTAAAATGGTATACTATTGATTCTACGTTATCCGTAGCTGGTGGAAATAATACATTAAAGCTAATGGAAAGAGAGATTTTCTCATCACTAGAACCTACTGCTGCGGATAAATTGTATTGCTACAAACTCATACTTGTTTCAGCTGCAAAAAATGAAGGTAATGCTGTTACTTTCCCTGCGACTAGAGTATTATTGCCTGGTAATATTGCATCAGAACCTAAACTCGAATACATGATGAGATTAAAAAGGTCATACGAACTAGCAAATCAACTGTGATAGTATGGCTTCTGATTATTCTAAACTCAAAAGAGTAGGCGAATTAATTTATGAAACTTGGGAAGATAGACCTGATTCACCTAAGTGGATGGCCAGTCCGGCAGTGATACCTTACAAAATATTTATTGAAACTGGAGAAGAACTCATTGATGCACAATTTAAAGCTGCATTAGCTATAACTCAAGGTACAACCGCAGGCAAAGACCAATACGGACAAGTTGAAAGAGAGCGTGTAAAATCTTTAGGATCTAAATTCATTTACTCTCCTGGTGGATTCCAAGTTTAGACGTTACAAGTTCGTGTGGAGTTTGAAACTCTACATTGTCGATAGGTAATAATACACAATAATAAAAATGTAATGCTTGTTTTGGCCACCAGGGATTAACTTCAAATTTTATCTTCAGACAATGTTGACCAATATCATAATGAAATATAATTTTAGTCTGATGGTCTTCAAATGCTTCTAATGCAAATTTTAATTCATCATCGTACTGCATCATGGAATCAATGTCGGTACAGTTAGACTCCCAAAAACTCGCCAATTCTTTGTTAGGGTGATAATCATAATACCAGTTAACAAAAAGATATTTGGCTTCATGGTAATGATATTCATATCCACTCATTCTTCTTCCTCCAAGTCTCCACCACATCCGTTGAGTTTACAACCCTCAACTGACAATCCACAATAAGTGCATGGATATGTCATTCTTCTTCCTCCTTGTACATGTTTTTTATCCATCCTTTACCTTCTACAAACCTTTTCTTGCCACTTACAATGTCTTTAACCAGTTCTTCCATATGATCCAATTTAGCCAAGGAATATTGAATGTTATCCAATTCTTCCTTATTGTTAATTACCCATCGAATCCATTTGCTAAAATTCTTTATTTTACCTGCTTTTTCAAAGGTAGTCGGGCATAGAGTTATCATTTTATGTCTCATATTTATTCTGAAGACGGATTTCTATATATATATATCGAGAAAAATTAGGGAGAACCCCTATATCCTATGGCTAGCCAGCATAGGGATGGTGTGGTGGGTGGACTATCCTATGGTGCGCTTGTATAATCAAGATTAGTTTGAGTAGTGGAAACTGATTCAGAAGATATAGTTTATAGACTGTACCTATTATGATAGGTTCATGGCGAAAGCAAAAACAGGTAGTTTTTACCTTACAGAAACAATAAGCCTTCCTGCTGCAACTGCATCGGGAAGTAGAGTACAAGGAACATTAGATTTAGGAGCATATGTAAATGTGCCTACTGGTCAAGCAGTAGCTATCGAAAGTGTAGATTTTATTTACCAAGTCGGTAGTGATTTTGGTACTGATGCTAAGTCAATGGTTAGCACTGATGGAGCAATTTCTGTTCAATTAACTGATTTAAACCCTGGAACTGCTTTCGTGCGTGGTGATAATCAATCTCTTATTGCAAGCGGAGGTCTAAACATTGATCAAACTAATAACATCGCTTCACACACTACTGACCTTTATCCTGATAACTTTGGTCCTGCTGCTTTGTCTGAAGCATTTATGGTCGTTAATGATACTCTTTACTTGGTATCAGGCCCTGATAATGCTGATATCGGTAGTGCTTCTGTGTTTGTCACTGCTAGAATTCGATGTAGAGTTGTTAAACTATCCTCTGAAGACTGGATGGCAATTGCTATACAATCAACCGCTAGTGACAACTGAAGGTGATTCCTTTGGTTAGAATAGAAGGTACTCTAGATGAAATTAGAGAGTTGGTTGGTGATGTTAAGCGCACTACTAGGCGCGTTAAGTCTGCGGCTAAGGAAGTTACTAAGACGGCCGCAAAAACTCAGCGTAAATTATCAGCTTGGCAACGATACATCAAAAACAAAGCCAACCACATTAAGTTTAAGCGTGGAGACAGAAAAGGAAGATTAGATTTAAAGGCAATGTCAAAGGCTTTCAAAAGGAGTCGAAAGTAATGCCAGCTCTAAGAAAACCTAAGAAGGCTAAACCTAAACCTAAGAAGGAGGATAAATAATGCCTAAAGAAGATGAAATGCAAAGAACATTAGTTGCTGAATTTCCAGGTGCATTTATTCAATTTGATGGAGGTTCAGAAGTATGGTTAATAGATTCTAGTTATTCCGGTTCTTGGGAGATCCTAAACACTGGCCAAAGTGGAGCTTTAGCTGTTTGTCAACAAGATATAGATTTGTCTGGTTATGCAATGGACCGTAAAACATTCTATCCTTATTCATCTTTTGAACAAAGAGGCGGCATTGTTTCAGGTTCGTTCGCGGCTACATTAACTTCGCAACCATAT